GTCGCCTGGGTGGCGTTGTCGAGCCGGCGGATCAGCTTCACGTCCCACGGCGACAGGCCAGCATGCGTGAGCCGCTGATAGGCGTCGATCTCGGCGAAGGTGATCGGCCCGACCGCAAAGCCTCGGTCTCGCGTGCCCATCAGATCGACGAAGCAGGCGTAGACGTGGGCGAGGGGCTGGGGAAAGGTCGGCCAGCGCCTCTCTGGAACCTTGCGCTCAACGGCCTCGGCGAAAGCGATCAGGGCTTCGGCGAGGCCTTCAAGAAATTTGCCCGGTCAGCGATGAAGACGCGGATCTGGTCGGCGATCCACGGAAAGCGCCGGTAAAGGCTGACGGCGGCGGCGGGGGTGAAGTCGATTGCCTTGCCCTCGACGACAATGCCGGACCAGTCGACAGTCGCGGCAGCGAACTTCTTCAGCTCGTTCGCCTTCGAGGTTTCGGCCGTGACCTGCTGCTGAGCGTTGCCCATACCCCGCAGGAAACGGTTGGCGGCCTCGTTGTTGACCTTGGTCACGACGTCGCTGTCCTCACCGAGGAGCGTGATCGTGACAGGGGTTTCGCCATCGTCTTCGAAAAGCGGCTGGCCGGTCGGGCCGTTGAGGTGCAGCACCGCGCCCGCGTTCGCAATGGTCGAGGTGTCGAGGGTGGAGAGGTCCATGGTTCTGTCCTGAAAAGGACGCCGGGAGCGACCGCGGCGTTAGAGTTTGGGGAGGAAGGCAGTCAGGCGACGGCGGCGCCGGCGACCTCGAAGAGCTGGTTGAGGCCGATGTTGAAGGTGCGCTTTCCGACATCGTTGGCGCCCCCGACGTTCGCGCGCTTCCCGAAGACCGGGCCGCGGCCGTAGAAGGTCGTCGGGGTGTCGTTGCCGTCGGCTTCGTCGTTGAGCACGATCTTGACGGCGTATTCGAACTTCGTATCGGCGGCGGCACGCAGGGCGACCTGGCCGGCGTCGAGCGGATCGGCGGCGCAGACCACGGGAAGCATGCCGTTGTCGATGGCGCCCTTCAGGTGCTGGACGCTCGGGCCCTTGAGGGGCGTGAAGGTCACGTCCTGCGAGGCAGGGCCGAACTCGCCCAGGCTCTCGACGTTGTTGACTTCGACGAAGGTCAGCGCCGCAAGGCCAGCTTGGGTCGCGACGGTCGTCACGGGGCCGATGAAAAACTGCGAGCCTTCGCTCGTTCCGATTGCCATGGGAGGCTCCTTTGGTCTGAAGCCGCTGCCCAAGCGGCATTAGGGCAGGCCGTGGTCGCTAGACGGCGTTCCACGGGATGGTGATGGGGGTCTCGGTCTCATGGTCGCTCAGGATCGGCGAGGAGACGTAGGGCTCGCGGTTGACCTTCACGCGCACGCCGGAGCCTTGCAGGACGGTCAGCTTGGCCCAGTGCTCCATGACCAGCGCTGCGACTTCGGCAGGCTTGATACGGCCCTCGGCGCGCGGCCAGACGACCATCACCTGCATGAGGCCCTGATCGATGCGGCCGGATGAGAGGCCCTGCCAGAACGGCTCGTTGTTGAAGAGGTCGAGGCGCAGGTATTTGCCATCGGTGGGTGGGATGAAGGTCACGTCCGGGTAGGCGATCGGCAGCGCAGGAGAGCCGATCACCATCGCCTCGGCATGCTCGAGGATCAGTTGGGCGACGACGGCTGGATCGGCCATGGATTACCCTCCTGCGCGCTTCTGGGCCTCGGCGCACACCTGATTGACGATCTGCTGCCACTGCTGGGCAGCGAGCGCGACAAACCGGTCCGCCATCTGGCCCTTGGCCCCGTATTCGCGGGGCCGGGCATAGTTGGCAGTGTAGACGGCGGTGATCGGGTCTTTGATGTCGGCGCCGGCGATCACGAGGTTGGTCGCGGCGCCGTCGTACGAGAACCGCTCGACCCCATCGGGCTTGAAGGTCATGGCGGGCAGGGCGTCGCCGAGGGTTACGACCAGAGAAGCCCGCAGGAAGCCGGTGTCGAAGCGGAGGTTGCCGCCCTCGCTCCGGGTCCGCTGCATCACTTGGATGACGCGCTTGGCGCTCTCGCGGTGGACGCGGTCGCGGCGGGCTTTCGTTTCCGCAACCCAGGCGCTGACCTTGGTCGAGAATGCGCCTTGGGCCATCAGGTGATCCCGGCGAGGAAGTCGATGTCGTAGTCGGCCTGACAGTGACAGCCAGCCGTCTGGCGAACCGGGGCAGAGGGATCGTGCGGAAACTGCATGATCGTGCCGTCGGGCAGGATAAAGTTGTCGGTCAGCCCGATAGTGCGACCGTTCATGGCTTCGTGCTGGTGGCGCGGATCCTTGTTCGGGAAGTGCTTCCACTTCTTCGTCACGACCGCGGCGTCCACCTTGCCCGAGGTGACGGCCTGTTCGTAGGCCTGCTGCTTCCCAGCGGCGAGGGCGGAGAAGGCCTCGTGCTTGCCGATGACTTCGCCCCGAAGCTGGAGGAGGCGGCGCTCATAGGCGGTGATGGCCTTCGCGGTGATGGCCTTGTCCGGGGCCTTGCCCTCGCGGATGGCCTTGGTGACGGTCCGGTCGAAGCGGCGGTCCCGACGGACGCGCGTGAGGTAGTTCCTCAGCAGTTTCGGGTCGTTGGAGCCCAGTTCTTCTCGGGCGGTGCGAACGTATTCCTCTTGCGGGACTGAGAGGCCCAAGATGCCGCCTTCGCGCTTTCCGGTGACCCGGTTGATGCGGCCGACGATGTCCAGTGCCGCAGCACGCGGGTTCTGGCCCCGGGCGAGGCTTGCAGTCAGGGAGGTCCGGACTGCCGCGCGCATGTCCGTGGTTGTTTGGGTGATGAGGTCGGACGAGTGCCGGCGCATCCAGTCCTCTGCGTTATAGGCGCGGCCGTCGAAGCGGACCTTGAGGGCGGTCCCGTCGGGCTTGGTCTTCGGCATGCCCTCGGCGGCGGTGTCGCCCCCGGCCTTCTGAGCATCCTTCACCCGGTCCAGCATCTCGTTGAAGGCGGCGGGGTCTATGTCGAGTTCGTCGAGCGCGGCCTCGATGTTGCCCGCCTCGATCTCGGCAGTGATCCTCTGGATGGAGACGGCGGACTTGATGCTGTCCATGGCTTTGAAGAACGCGTCGGCGACCTGCCGCCCATAGCGATCCAGCAGGTCGGCATAGACCTGCCGTTGCGCCTGGGTTTTTGCCATCGGATTAGCGGTCTAGGATGTCCAGCGCGGCGCGCGTGACTTCGTCGAGCAGGTCGAGGTGGAGATCGAGCATGTCGTGCGCCTCCTGCCTGATGGCTGCGGCCTGTTCAGTGTCGCCGCGCAATTGGGCCGCCTGATAGGCTGATGACTTGGCGTTGACGTCCTTCCACGCGGCAGCGGCCAGCACGGCCTTGCTGCGGTGTTCGCTCATACGACGTGGCGCCAGTTCGGCCCGTTCGTGACTTGGGAGATGCACGAGCTGTGCACCCCATATTCCTTGGCCAGCGAGACGTTCGTTTCGCCGCACTCACGCCGACGACGGATCGACCGGACATCGTCTTCGGTCAACTTCGCCATCCGATGATTTTCGCCCTTGTTGTCGATGACGCCGCTGGTTCCGTGGATCATTGCATCGACAGCGTTCTCGCTTTTCGTCGCCCAGCGCAGATGCCGGGGATGGACGCAGCCTTCGTGGCCCTTACCGCAGGAGTGAGCAGACTCATGTGCGGGCGTCGGCGCTGCTCCATGCGCCTTCTCGCACATCACCCGGTGCGCCAAGGCATAGCGGCCTCCGACCGTCGTAACGCCGTAACCATGGGAGGCCCGGGCGAAGGGCCAGATCAAGCACCTGTCGTCATCGTGATCGATATGGGCGTCGAGCCACCGCTGGGTTTCGCCGCGCGGAATACGACCAGCCTTTGCATCCCCGTGGCGTTTGAAGCGGGCGTAGTGGGTGTTGCAGAAGCCCTTGCTCTGAGAGGCTCTATCGCAACCCTCGGCAGCGCACTCGGGAGCGGGCCGCAGGGCGTAGTAGTGCGGTGCGCACCACCCTTTGGCCATCACTGGCCTGCTGCAATCGGACACGCTGCAAATCGGCATGCCCTAAATTATCGCCTTACCTGCGGAGTTGCAAAGTAAATAGCAACGTCGTCTCCGCCGGTCGAAGGGTCTCGACGGCGACAATCTTCCACGTCGCGCCGTTCGCTTCAACCAGGGTGTCGGAGGTCGTCGGATCCGAGGGCAGGGAGCCGGGCGCCACGAGGGCCTTCTTGTCGGCCGCCTTGATGCGGGTTCCGTCGATGTCCTTGGCGTTCCAGTCGGTGATGACGAAGCGGGCTGGCCGGTCGACAGGCCCTGATCGGGTTGGGTTGTAACTCGGGCCAGAGGTCGTCGTGGAAGGGACGCGGATCGCACCCATTTGACCATAGTTTTCGATCAGCCGGTTAGCCGTGGCCAATATCCGGTCATAGAAGGCGCTCACCCCCGAACGACCCTCAGGCCGCCACTTGCCGCCAGCAGGGGCGCGAGCAGTGCATCAATTGCGCGGTAGGAGCGCGTCGCACGGCTGTAGTCCTGATACTCGACTTCCACAGGGCCGACGCGCTCACGGCGCACGGCCTGTGTGAGGTCCGGAATGAGCGGGCCCGAAGCCGCACGAAGGGCCGCCTCAATATTGGCGTTGACGACGGCGATCGGGACCTTGTCGAACGGATAGAACGGAAGATCCTGCCCCCAGCCGGGGCCGTCGCGCATGACGACGTTTGCCCGGGGCCAGTCCAGCGCCTGAATGGCGTACATCCGGTTTCCGGCCCATGCCTCGCGGTAGACGGTGCCGAGATAGTCGGCGCCCAGGCGGATGCGCTGCTCGATCACGGCATCATCGGTCGGATAGGCGATACCCCGGCCGTCGCAGTAGGCCTTGAACGCCGCGACGGAGGCATAGGCCTCGCTGCTCGCGGAGCCTGAGCCGGTTTCGACGACCAGGGGCATCGGTCAGGCCGCCTTGGCTTCGCTGATCTTGCGGGCCTTGTCGGCAGGGGTATCGGCGGGGTCGATCTTGATGCCGAGGCCTTCGGGCGAGGCGTTGAGCTCGCGATGGCTCAGGCCGCCGGCATCGTCATGGGTGACGTCCAGCAGATGGTTGGTGATGACCTCGTTGGCCTCGTCGGCGGTCAGGTCGGCGTCATCGCCCTTGATCGACTTGGCGAGCTTGACGCGGGTGGCCCAGTGCAGACCGGCCCAGTCGTCCGGGATCACGACAGGTTCAGGCGTAGCGGGCGCGGTGCCCGGCGCAAAGGCCGTGTGGACCTCGGGGTCGAAGTCCTCTTCGTTGATCAGGACGTAGTCGCCCTGATCGTCGGACCACGGAACAACCTTGATGGTCGGCATGTCGATGTTCTCGCGTTGAGGGGAAAGTGGAGGGGACCGAAGCCCCCTCCGGGTTCCGTCAGCCCAGCAGGATGCCGGAGTGGCGCGGCGCGATCAGCTTCTTGCCCCAGGCGAGGTTCACCTCGTAGCGGACCTGGCGCTTCTGCTTGTAGATCGCGAACTCGTAGGTGATCAGCGACACGGGGTCGGTGAGCATCATGACGTCGTCCGCCGCGTCGCCGCCTTCCGGCATGGCCGGAGCGCGGGTGGCGAGTTGGACCGCCGAGCGCTGCAGGAAGATGTTGCGGGTCGCGGCAGCCGACAGGGTGATGTTCGTGGCGGCAGCCGGGATCGCCTGCAGGAGGCCGGGCTCGTTGATGGTGATCGTGCCGCCATTGGAGGTGTCGGCGTCGCCCGAAACCACCAGATACTTGCGGGTATCACCGGCGAAGGTGACGAAGTCACCGGCGATGATCGTGCCGGTGCCGGCCGAGGCCAGCGTGATCACCGTGGCGCCGACGGCATAACCGGCGTTATTGGTGGTCGCCGAGGCTCCGGTGCCGGCCGCGACCGTACCCTTGATCGCCGCCGACTGGTGGATGTCGAGGCCTTCGACCTGGCCGATGATGCCGCGACGCAGCAGATCGTCGGTGCCCGCTTCGTTCGCACGGAACAGCAGGGCCTGTTTGCCGCGGATGTTGCGGATCGCCGTGGAGCCCAGGATGAGGTGGCGATCGGTGTCCGGGGCACCGTTTTCGTCCAGCACCTCGTTGGCGCCGGCGAAGTCGGAGAAGTCGCTGGCGGTGGCGAACGGGGTGGTTCCGGCGGTGCCGTAGCCGCGCGAGGCCGACTTGTAGATCTCTTGGTAGAGATCGGTCTCGACTTCGTTGGTCAGGGTCCGGAGGGCCTGGGCGATGCGGTCGCGGTTGATCGTGTCGAGGGTGCCGGCCGAGTTCAGGCCCTTGGTTTCCTCGCCCGTGATGCCGAAGGGCACGGAGCGGGCCTTGGAGATCGTCATGTCGACCTTGCCGATGGTCTGGTTCGGCGTGTCGGCCGCATAGGCAGCCGGGGCCAGGTCTTCAGCCGCCATCGCGCCAACGACCGGCGAGCTGATGGTCTGGTTCAGGGCGGCGCGTTCGGCGCTGAAGTCCTGCGACACGGCGGCGATGAGGCCGACCTTCTCGCGGGAGACCACGTCCATGGCCGCATAGATGGTGGGGATGAGACCGGTAAGAGTCAGTGCGCCCATGAGGGAGCTCCTTTCGATGATGTGGGATTGGTTTCATGAGGCGGATGGCCCGCCGGGGTTTGAGCCATCCGGCCCGTGCACCGCTCCCCATCCAGGGCGCGGCTCGAACGTCAGTCGACGACGGTGAAGTTGTCCTTGGTCACCTTCGACGCTTGATCTGCTGGCGAGAGCTTGGCGAAATCAGCACGAGAGATCGTCTTGTCTCCGCCGCCGCCACCGCCTTGGCCAGCGCCACCGCCGCCCTTGATGTCGCCCTTGAGAATGTGGTCGCGATGCGGATCGGCGGCGATGATCAGCTCCAGAGCCTCATCGAAGTCCGCGATCTCGCCGGGCCGGGCCCTGCTGAAGATCTTGGCGCCGTTCGCGTCGTAGGGGGTCAGCTTGCCGTCTTCGATCTTGAAGTTGTCGCCGTAGGTGCGCTCCAGCATGTGCTTGGGAACGGCGACCTTCTCCTCGGCATATTTGGAACGCGCGAAGCTGCCGCCCCTGATTTCCTTGTCGAGCTGGGTCTTCAGCGTATCGCGCTCGGCGACGATAGGCTGGTACTTCTCTTCGACCGCAGCGATGGCCGCGGCCTTGATCTCGTCGACCTTGCCGGCGTCGATCAGTTGCTTCTGGTCCAGGCTGGAAATCGTGGCGAGCGCGGCCTTCGCGGCGGCGGGGTCTTCGATGCCCTCGAACTTCTTCAGCAGGTCTTCGGCGGCCTGCCTGCCCTGACGATGGCCCATGGCCTCGCCATTGAGCTGGCTGATCTTGGCGGTCGCGGCGGCGGCGTCGAAAGGGACTTCCTTGCCGTCGTCATGGACATAGACAGGCTTGCCATCGGACACGACGACGTGGCCCGCTTCATCGAGCTTGAGCTTCATGGTTGGTCTTTCTGGGCATCTCGCCCTGGCTGCGGAGCATCACGCTCCAATCGCCCCGCCGATCCCGGCTGAGGGCAAGGTCTTCAGTCTGCCGGAGCGTCTTCGGCAGGCATCTCGCCGAGAGCGGCGGTTTCGTCGTCGGTCTCGTCCTCGCCGCTCATCTCTTCGATGATCTTGGCTTCCTCAGCCTCGGGGTCGACGTCGGCCGCCAGTTCACCGCGGCGCTTCATCTCCGAGATCGCGGTGTCGTTGGAGATCAGGCGGTCCCTGCGCATGGCGAGGACCAGTTGGCCGCTTGCCGAGGTCAGGGTTGCGGCGCCGTAGTCGCTGAACAGGATGACGTGGCCGCCGGAGGGCAGGGAGGCATAGTCGGCCATCATCTGCAGGGCTGCATCGAGGCTGTCAGAGAAGCTTTCGGCCATACGCTGAAGGTCGGACTTGTTGCCCTCGGCGTCGTTGGCGCTTTCGGTTGCGGAGCGCTGGCCCGGCTTCTTGACCAGAAGCTCGGCCCCCGCCTGGATCATCTGCTGCTCGAGCGCGTCGAGGGAGGCCTGACCGGCGCCGATGGCCTGTCCGGTGTGCTCGACGAACTCCAGCTTGGCGCCGGTCGGCCCGGTGATGGCGCTGGATGCCCCAACGGTGAGGGTCGTCTTCTCGTCAGCGCCCGACAGGAACAGGATCGGCACCCGGGCGACGTGCAGGATGGTGTCCTGATCGCTCTGGGACTGCCAGTGCTTGACGTTCAGATAGGCGAGGTCCCGAAGAGGCGGCAGGCCGGACATGAAGCCCTGACGCTGGCCGTAGACCGGGACGAAGGGGATGTAGTCCAGACCGGAAACGCCGCGCTCGACCTCGACCCAAGAGACCGCAGTGTTCGATGCGGTCCTCTTTTCCAGTACCTGCCATGCGCCGGGGGTGAGGACGCGGACACGTTCGACGGTCTTCTCGCCGTAGTCGCCGTCATCCTCGCAGGCGGTCTCGGCGATCCGAAGCTGGGTCAGCTTTCGGGCCCCGCTCTCACGGGAGACACGCCAGCCGAGGATCTGGTTGTGCATGACCCTGACGAAGTAGGGGCGGACGCCTGCGGCTTTCTGAGCAGCGCGGGTGACTGGAGCGTCTGGGGAGTCGGCCTTCGGGGCCTCAACGAGGATGCCGGCCAGACCGTAGAAGCTCTCCTGGAACATCTCGGCAGCGAAGGTATGGAGGTTGACCCCCTCGCGGTCGATGTCTTCGGCCCATTCCTCGATCTGGTCGGGCGTGTCGTCGGACAGCGTCAGCGCCTTGGAGAACGGCTTGCCGGACATGACCGAGACGGTGCGGCGATAGGCCGGGAACAGGGTCGCGGTCTTGAGCCGGGAGTCCCAGCTCGCCTTCTCTTCGTTCGGCCATTTCGGCAGGTACTTGTCGCCGGCCTTCCGCATCGCTGCGGTCCCGCCCATCAGGGCTTCGAGCATCGGAGCATCCGCAGTCATGGCGGTGACAGCAGCCGATCGAGCGTTCGCCTCCGTTGCCATGGGGTCTCCTACATTCGCAGCGGGGCGACACGGACAGGGGCGGGGCCGAGAGCTAGTTCGTTGAAGGCATCTGCCGCCGCATCGACCTGATCGTCGTGTGTGCCGGACGGGAACGAACAAAGCTCGTCGACGAAGTCTTCAATCCAACCATCTTTGTCGGGGTCGCCGGTCGTCAACAGGTAGACGTTTCCTGCTTCAGCCTGTGTCGCCAGAGCGGTTGCTCTTGTGACCTTGGATCCGGTGGGCTGTGCCGTGACGACCGCATAGCCTGGCAACTTCTTCACGAGTGTCTGAACGTAGCCCTTGCCGGCGGCGCCCGGGTCCTGCGGAAGTCTGATTGTAGCCTCAGAGGTGTCGGCAGCCGCTGTGAGTTTGAGCTCTGCTTCCAAGGTTGCTGGGCTCCATTGGCCTCGCCGAACGTTCGTGAAACAGAAGACCGCCTCATCCCCTGATCCAACCTTGGTGCATCGAACGCCAGCGCTGGGATCACCGCCACCTTCAGTCGCGCCTATGTCCCATGCGCGCACTGTGCGCTTGGTTCCGACGGGGAGGGTGGCTACGGTCTTGAACCACTCGCGCTGGAAGATGCCGCCATCGCGGGGGGACGGGCGCTGCTGGTACTGGCCTGCCCACGCATAGGAGCCCTTGGCCTTCTTGAGCTTGGAGACCTGGGCGAGGGGGAAGCGCTCGGGGAACAGCAGCTCGCCGTCACGGGTCCGTGGGTCTTCGAAGAACAGTTCGCCGTCGACGTAGGTCCGGCAGGGTCCGCCGCTTGTCTTGCCGTCCTCGCCGATGCGCTCGGCTTCGAACTCCATCGGCAGGTTGAGGTGGACGAAGCCGATGTCCAGCTCCAGGGCGACCGCTGCGACGTCCTTCGAGTGCAGGCGCTGCATGATGATCACGATGGCCGACGTCTGCACGTCGTTCATCCGGTCGGAGATGCCCTCACGGAAGATGCGGACCGCGGTCTCGCGTTCGGCGTCGGATTCGGCGCTCTCGGTGGAGTGCGGGTCGTCGACCTTGACCCGGTCGCCCCGGCCGCCGGTCATGGAGCTGAACGGGCGGGCCTCGCTGAACCCGTTGTCGGTGTTCTCGAACTTGCCCTTGGCGTTCTGGTCGGCCCGCAGGTTCAGGGGCCAGAGTGCGCGATACTGGTCGCTCTCGATGAGGCGCCGCAGTTTGAGGTTGTCGCGGAGGACGTTGGCCTGGCTGTAGGAGGTGGCCAGCGTCTGCAGGTCGGGCCGCGCCCGCGGTCCCCATTCCCATGCGGTCCAGAAGACCAGCAGGAGCGATTTCATCATCCCGGGCGGGACGGTCATCAGGAGGAACTGGATCTGGCCGGCGGTGACTGCTTCGAGGTGGCGGCACATTGCCTGCAGGGCCCACCCGGTCACGAACGGACGCTTGGGCTCCAGAACGGACCAGTGCTCCTCGATGAAGCCGTGCAGGCTGTCGCAGCGGGCGCGGATGACGCCCTGATTGTCGTTCAGGCGCTGACGTTCGGCCTCAGCCTTCCGTCTTGCCCTCTCCGCCCTGATCTCCTCCAGTGTCGGCAGCTCGACGGCGAACGAAGCGCTCAATGACTTCAAGCTCCTCGTCGCTGGCGTTCGTCAGGTCGAAGCTGTGGGACTGGCGGATCGGAGCATCGTCTTTGCCGCCGCCGACCAAGGCGACCTTGTCCCCGTAGGCCTTCGGCTGGCGCTTACCTGCGGTCCACTTCAAGGCGTCGATCGCTGCACGGCCTGCGGCCGGTTCGATCTCGCCCTTGATAATGCGCTTGGCGATGTCGGCGATGGCGTCTGCGTCGGCGTGGCCTTGGTCCTCGCGCGCGGACGCGTAGTTGCGCCGAAACTCTGCATCGTCCTTCAGCCACCGCATGACAGTGCGATAGGCCGGCATCTCCTCCTCGCGGCAGATTTCAGCGAGGCTGTCACCGCACATGATGCGGATGCAGATTTCCTCGGCCAGGCTCTCGTTGAAGAGGGTGGGGCGGGCCATATCGAATCCCGTGCTAAGCTGATCGCTTCATCTGAAGGAGGCCAGCGTGGCGAAACTAATCGCGTTCAAGGTTCCTGCCGTTGACCGCAACATTTGGGTCAGCCCCGATCACGTAGTTCGCATCGCGTGGGGTGGGGAGGATCGTTCTACGATCGACTGTGCAGACGGCACGAGCATCGGCGTAGAGGGATCGATCGAGACAGTGGCGTTTCTGATCAACCAGGCGAGATAGACGCTCCGCTCTGCCGATCCAGCCATCCCCGCAGGTCAGAACATGGTCGGCGCCGGAAACGAAAAAGGCCCCCGCCGGTTGGTGGGAGCCCTTTCGCGCGACTTGCGCTTATGGTGGCGTTCTGCACACGCTTTCCGACCCGCGTCAAGGCGCTGCGTCGGGATCGGCCAGATCGTAGATGGACGCTGCGCAGTCCAGGGCGAACTTCAGGCTGGCGACGATGCGCTCCCGGGCTCCGCCGCTGTTGGTCATCTCGCTCGGGTTTGAGCCCTTGCCCGCGATCTCAACGATGGCGTGGATTGCCCGCATTACCAGGTGCCCGGCTGGGAGCGGCGGCATGGACCGGGCTCCGTAGGGCAGGCCCGCGATGAGGGCATGGACGGACCAGAGGCGGCGCTCGATCTCCAATCGCTTGTCGCTCCAGCCGTCGCCGCCATGCGAGGCCCCCTTAGTTGAGCCGCCCAACTCCATCGGCGTGAGGATGCGCGCTGGGTCGATCATCTCGTAATCTTTCCGGTAGCGGAGGCCTGCGGCGAACTGGATCCGGCTCAAGGTGGGCGGGATCGGCTCTCCGTCCTTGTCGGTCTTTTCGGCAGTCAGGGTTTCCAGACCGTCACGGCCGGGCACGAACATCCCTCCGGCGTGGTCCGGGTTCTTGGATTTCTCGACCTTCACGCCGCGGGCGGCCTCCAAGGCGATGATGTCCTCGAGCCCTTCGGTGACGGCCTGCTTGTTGATGCGGGTCTCCACCGCCCGGCGGACCCGAGCCATCGTCTCCATCGCAGCCTTGCGTACGGCGAGATCGGGAGCCTTGAGGTTGGCCTCCGCCGCCTCGACCTGGTCGATTTCGTCCTGCCGCAGATCGCCGATCGGGAAACCCTCGTATGGGTCGACCTTCTTCGCCTTCGGCTTCTTCTTGCCCTTGAGCTTCTTCTCGCGGACCGGCTTCGGGGCGACGTAGCCCTCGGCGTAGGTCTGGACCGCGAACCCGAGCGCGGCCTCAATCAGGCGGTCGACGTCGTTCGCCGGCGCCATCGCCGCGATCCGCTCTTCGGTCGTGATGCCTTGGCTGGTCTCGTAGTCGAGGGCTAGGCGCGAGGCCTCTCGCTTGTTGCGACCCCGGAGGGCGGCCTCGATGCGATTGATCCTGCCCAACTCGCCGGGGGAGAGCCGGTCGATGGGGTGGCGCGACAGGACCGGCAGGTCACCCAACAGGATCACGCTCGGACGGTTATCATTGGCGACCAGAGGCGCGTTGTCGTTCCCGGCGCCGATGGAGCGCGGGGCCGACGGCTTCTGGCGGATGCGGGCGGAGGTCATGCGGCAGGCTCCATTTCGGGTTCGGCTGGGCCGAGGTAGATGCAGTGCTCCGGGGCGTGGCCCAAGCTGCTCGAGGTGGCGTAGATGAAGCCGCCTTCGAACCTGTCGAAGTTCCGGGTCAAGACGGTGTCGATCAAGATGCGGTCTCCGGGCGCCAACGCTGCTGCGCTCTCGGCATCCAACGGCGGCCGATCAGCCATTGCAGCAGCGTGCTCCTCTGCCTCGATTGCGCGGCTCATACCGTCGGCAGCGTCCATGAGTTTGAAGCGCAGCCACGATCCGACCGGCGCGGCGCCGATGCGCTCGACGATCTGGCGCTGGATTTCGTGCAGATCGGTCATGCGGCGGCTCCATGAGCGAGAAGAGGCGGGGTGTCGTTGGCGGGGGCGATGGCGATGTGGGCGTTATTGGTGGTGAACCAGCCGGGGAGTTCCTGGGTGATCTGCTTGGCAGCGTAGGCGTTCGAAACCAGCAGGGTCCGGTCCATAGGGCTCCAAGAGCAGTAGGGGTCGACCCACTTCCGGGCGAAGTCCTCGTCCTTGGCCTTGACGATGGACGCGCGGACCGCTGGCGGGCCGGACCACGCCGCCACTGGCAACTGTCCGATCCCAGCGGACGCTTGCTGACCGCCGTAGAAGCGCTCCCGAAGACGCTGGAACGACTTGGGCTGGGCGACGAAGTCGATGTCAGCCTTCCAGCCCCGATCGTTCTCGCCGCGGCAGTGGGCGCTGGCCTCAACGCCAGCCAATGCGTCCCGCCAGCCGTCGAGGCCATCTGCGGCCAGACGGGCTTTGAGGTGCTTCTTCCGGTCTGCGGTCAGCGCCTTCGCAATCGGGAGCGACAACCGCTGGGCGAGAACGTTCCACTCCGCAAAGGCCGTCGCGACGTCGCTCCCGGCGACAGAGGAAGCGATAGCTTCCTTCTTCTTCTCTGGTTCTGGTTCTGGGTTTGGAAACGCGCCCGTGTGTGCTGGCAAATCGGTAGCATTGCTAGGATCAAAAGTGAGTAGTTTCTGAGCCTTGGCGTCGCCCCCCTTTTTACCGGCCTTGGCGCGCGCAGATTTCTTCCGAGAAATGTCGTCGTACTCGGCCTTGAGACGCTTTTGGATCAGCCGGCCGCGAGACAGCTTGAAGAACTCCTCTAGGACCGGTCGGGCGACGGTCTCGAAGTCCTTGGTCGAGAGCCTGATCTTGCGCGCGATCCATGCGTGATCGTTCGGCAGGCTGCATCCCGGCGTCCGCCAGCAGAGACGCAGTAGGCGGCTGTAGACGCCGTCCTCGGCCGCCGACAGGTGAGCGGTCGCGGCCTCGTAATCGTCGACATAGAGCGGAAGGTAGGGGTGGGTGCTCACTGGTCACCTGCCATGGAATAGATCGGCTCGCGCGGGCGCGGCTCGGCGAAGTCGATGTAGCCGGACTGGTCGCGGTCGCGGGCCAGGTTACCGAACCGGGTCGTGTTGCCGTCGAAGGCCAGCTTGATCGTTCCGATGGGTCCGTGGCGCTGCTTGCCGATAATGACCTCGGCGACGTTCTCGAGAGCGCTCATGGCTGAGCACCAGTCGATGTGAGCCGGGGAGCCTTCCTTCGGCTCAGAGCGGGACAGGTAATAGGCCTCGCGATAGACGAACATGACCGCGTCGGCGTCCTGCTCGATCGATCCCGACTCCCGGAGGTCCGAAAGCTGGGGCCGCTTGTCGTCGCGGCTCTCGACCTGCCGGGAAAGCTGGGACAGGGCGATGATCGGGATGTTGAGCTCCTTCGCCAGCGCCTTGAGCCCGCCGGTGATCGCCGTGACCTCCTGAACTCTCTGTGAGCCCTTGCCGCCGTCGGTGGTGACGAGCTGGAGGTAGTCGACGATCAGCAGGTCCAGACCGAACTTGCGCTTCTGGCGCCGGGCCCGGGCGGCCAGCTTGGCGATGTGGAGCCCGCCGGTCGCGTCGATGTGGAGCGGGATGTTCCGGATCAGGTCGCGGGCATCGCGGATGCGTTCGAACTCCTCGCGGCTAGATCG